ATTTACAAGCAATCAAAGCCGTGAGGAAGCCGTGAGAAACGGACAAAAAGGCGGTATTGCATCTGGATATTCTAGGCGACAAAAAAAAGCCCTTTCTGATTATGTAAAAATTATAGCCGAAAGTCCTGCATCAAGTACTGCAAAAAAGAAACTTGCAAAAATGGGGATTGCTGACGAAGACGCAAATAACATGGCAGTCGTAGCAACTTCTCTGTATAAAAAAGCGGCAGATGGAAATATACAGGCTATCGAAAAATGGGAGCAGCTAACAGCAGCTTCAAAAGACGATGATGAAAAATATGAACTTCCTGCCAGAGTACTTGGCAAGGCATTCGTGGATATTAACCGACAGATTAAGCCTAATATTGAATATGTATTTGAGGGCGGTCGAGGTGGTCTGAAATCTTCATTTGTGGCCTTTAAGATTGTTGAACTTATCAAGAATAATCCTCAGATGCACGCCTGCATTACAAGACAGGTGGCCGGTACTCTGAAAGATTCTGTATACGCTAACATGAAATGGGCTATCAACGAACTTAGATTGACGGAAGAATTTGAATGCAAGGTGTCACCACTTGAAATCAAGTATATTAAGACTGGACAGACAATATACTTCCGCGGTCTGGACGATGAAACCAAACTGAAATCTATTAAGCCAGAGTTTGGATACATTGGAATCCTCTGGAAAGAGGAAAAAGATCAAATGAAGGGAGACGCTCAGGAGCGTTCTGTTAATCAGTCAGTGCTTCGTGGTGGCGATGAATCCTATGATTTTTCATCATATAACCCACCAAAATCAAAATCAAACTGGGTAAACAGGATCAAGCTCACGCCTAACCCGAAAAGAGTTATCCATCATTCGAGTTATCTGGAAGCTCCGGCGGAGTGGCTCGGACAGAAGTTTATTGACGATGCAGCGCATCTGAAAGAAATCAATCCAGAAGCCTATGAGCATGAATACCTGGGTGTTCCAAATGGTGACGGTGGAAACGTATTTGAATATCTGGAAATCAGAGATATTACAGATGAAGAGATCAGTCACATGGACAAAATATTTCAGGGGTGTGACTGGGGATTTTTTCCTGATCCGTATGCTTTTATTCGTTTGTATTACAATCATAACACTGAAAAGATATATCTCATTGATGAAATTTGCGAAAATAAATGGAGCAATAGGAAATCAGCAGACGAGATTCTAAAAAGAAAATATGATGATTATACTATTACTTGCGATTCTGCTGAACCTAAATCAATCAATGATTATAGAGATTTTGGACTCCCGGCAAGGGGCGCAATAAAAGGGCCTGGGAGTGTGGAATATTCTATGAAATGGCTTCAAACAAGAACTATTGTTATTGACCCTAAGAGAACGCCTAATGCTTATAAAGAGTTTTCGGAATACGAATACGAAAGAGATAAAGACGGAAACGTTATAAGCGGATATCCTGATGAGAATAACCATTTAATCGATGCCTGTAGATATGCAACAGAGTCGCTATGGAGGAGAAGAGGAAACAATGCATAATGAGTAAAATAGGAATAGAACTACCGAAAGAGTATTCGGATAGATTTGACAAATTGCGTCAGAATCGAGTAGAAGTCAGCTTTTACAAATATGGCACAGCAGCAGACAACTTTGGAATGAAATTAGTAGATGCACTTGAATCACACGATATGTGCATTAAAAAATATAAAGAAACTGGAAACACAGAATATCTTTGCGATGCAGCAAATTATCTCATGTTTGAATTTATGTATCCACAGATTCCGAATGCATTTTTCAAAGCAACAGATAGCGGAGAGAGTGCCGGAGTTGCCGGGACGCCAATAAATCAGCTAAAAGAAAAATGGTGACTAAATGGGACTTATAACAACACTAAAAAGGTGGTTTAACATGATATTCAAAAAACAAGCCGAAGAGGATTTTAATATCCAGGCGGCAGAATTCCCAGAAATGGAATCACTGATTAACCGGTGCGCGAACATTTACAGGGGAGTGCCGGAATGGCTGGATGAAAAGAATAATATCAAGACGATTAATTTTGCGAAATCCGTCTGCTCAGAGACAGCTCGGCTTGCAACATTGGCGATCGGCATTCAGATAGATGGCTCTGCAAGGGCAGCATGGTTGCAGGAGCAGATTGACAAGGTATATTTTCAAATCCGGCACTGGGTAGAATATGGCTGTGCTTACGGAACAGTGTTCATTAAGCCAAACGGTGAGAGCCTTGACATATTCACTCCGGCAGATGTGATGATTGTGGATTACGACAATCAGGAGATCAAAGGGATTATATTCAAGGATTCTTATACTGTTGGACGAAAATACTACACAAGGCTCGAATATCATAGATTTGTTGAGACTACAATAGATGGTGTGACAACTTATCCGTATTATGTTTCTAACAGAGCCTATGTATCAAAATCTCCTCAAAGCATCGGAGACAAGATTGACCTTAAACAGACAAAGTGGGCTGACCTAATGGCAGACACTCCGCCGATTATTAAGGCGAACGGTGAGAAGCTGGACGGGCCTCTGTACGGAGTACTGCGGACACCGCAGGCAAATAACGTGGATATTAGTACGCCACTGGGACTTCCGATATTTGCCGAAGCCATTGAGGAGTTAAAAGACCTCGACATTGCATATAGCAGGAACGCAAAAGAAATTCTTGATTCTAAGCGAACTGTTCTGGCAGATGACAGATTGTTGATGCCGAGTGGCTCACCTGTCTCCGCTATGACACCACAGGCAATGGAACATAGATGCTTAGAAATGAGCTTACCAGATTATGTAAAGAATGTATTCGGACAGGACGAAAAAGAGTTTTATCAAGAAATCAATCCGGTCCTCAACACAGATACCCGTATAAGCGGCATAAACGCCCTCCTTGGACAGATTGGATATAAGGTCGGATTCTCTAATGGATATTTTGTATTTAATGAAAAAAGCGGAATACAAACAGCCACAGAGGTAGAAGCAGGACAACAGAGGTCTGTACAATTTATCAAGGACGTAAGAGACCAATTAGACAAAAGCATAAAACAAGTAGTATATGCGTTGAGCGTATATGCAGATTTATATGGATTGGCTCCAGTCGGTGCATATAAAGTTCAGTGCAACTTTGGCGAAATGGCATATTCTTATGAGAGAGACCGAGACAATTGGTGGAAGTATCGCTTACAGGGTGACTGTCCTCCTTGGATGTATTATGTCAAATTCGAAAATATGACAGAATCCGAAGCGAAAGCAATGGTCAAAGAAGCCCAGCCAGACGAACCAAAACTGTTTGGAGATGAATAGTTATGTTAAGCCCAGAATATTTACGGCAAATTACAGAGGGCAGTGAACAGATAGCAGAAGAACTGCATCAGTACATCATCTCTGAGATTGTATCTCGAATGATGACAAGAATTGGCAGAGGTGAGGACTATATTCTGACCAATGCCGATGCGTGGAGAATCAGAACACTACAGGAATCTGGTGAGCTGCTAGAGGACATTCTGGCAGAATTATCCAGATACACCAAACGTGAACAGCAGGAACTCCTTGAGGCGTTTGAGGATGCTGGAATTACTGCGATGAACTACGATGACAAGGTATACAAGGAGGCAGGACTTAGCCCTGCACCACTCGAACAGTCACCAGCTATGATAAGACTCATGGAGCGGAATATGCTTGCGACTATGGGCGAGTGGAAGAACTTTACACGAACAACTGCAAGTGCCGCTCAGAGGCTCTATATTGAGCAATGCGACCTTGCCTATAATCATGTAATGACTGGGGCAGTTGGATATACGCAAGCCATCAAAGAGGCGGTTAATAACGTTGTGAGTGATGGTGTTACGGTCACATATCCATCCGGCAGAAAAGACATGATTGAAACAGCAGTAGCGCGTTCTGTCAGAACTGGTGTGGCACAGGCCACCGGAGATATATCCCTAAAACGCATGGAAGAAATGAACTGGGATTTAGTTCTGGTCAGTGCTCACATGGGAGCCAGAACAGGTGACGGCGGTGAGAATCCGGGAAATCACGCATGGTGGCAAGGAAAGATATACTCTCGTTCTGGCAAGAGCAAGAAATTTCCGCCGTTCTCATTGACCGGATATGGAACGGCAAGTGGACTGTCAGGGGTCAATTGTCGGCATAGTTTTGGAGCCAGTGATGGAGAATTTAATCCCTATGCGGAATTATCAGCACAGGACAAAGCTGACAAAGGTAAACAGTACGAAAAAGAACAGAGACAACGCACTTATGAGCGAAGAATCCGCAAAACAAAGCGTGAAGTCCTTGGAATGCAAGCGGCGGTTGATAACTGCAAGGACGAACAGGTAAAATTCGCCCTCCAACAAGATCTTGACCGGAAGTCTTATCTTTTGCAGAAACAAAATGCTGCATATAAGGATTACTGCAAGCAGAATAATCTGAGAGAACTACAAGACCGGCTCATGATTGCTAAATGGAGCCGCCAGAACGCCTCAAAAGCCAGAGAAGCGGCAAAACGATATAAGACAGCAAAGGGGATTGACTGATGGATAGATGGGAGTATTACAACCCGAATCCTGTTAAGGATAAGAGAACAGGAGATTGCGTTGTCCGGGCATTATGCAAAGCAACCGGCTTTGATTGGGAAACGGTATTTACCGGATTAATGATACAGGCATGTGCTCTGTCAGATATGCCATCAGCTAATTACGTTTGGGGAGCGTACCTCTATAAACATGGGTACAGACGCAAACTGATTGAGCAATCAGAACGGTATATCTATACAGTCAACGACTTTTGTGCAGACCATCCGACAGGTACGTATATCCTCTGCATAGATGGTCATGTGGTGACAGTACAAGAGGGCAAATATTATGATACATGGGATTCCGGAAATGAAGTCCCGGTATACTACTGGGAAAAGGAGTAGCTAAATGAGCATATCAGAATTTGTACAGATTTTCCTTTCTATCTGCGGAGGGGTGTCTATTGTCGGAGGGGCGGCAGCCGTAATCTTTAAATGGATTACCCCGGCATTCCGACTTAATAAGCGAGTAGAGACGCTGGAAGAACATGATAGACGAGATTATGAAAGTCTTCGGAGAATCGCAGAACGAGATTCATTAATTCTGGAAGTGTTGTCGACCATGCTGGATAGTCAGATTAGTGGGAATAATGTAGAAGAATTAAAAAAAACAAAACAGAAGCTTACAAATTATCTTGCGCAGAATCAACGTTAGCATTAATAAGGGGTATGCTCATGAAATTATATGTGTTCACAAAGAAAGATATAGACAGGTTCTTGATAGAGTGTAATTTCACACCGGACGAAGAAAGATTGTTCCGGTTGAGGTGTAAGGAATATACACTCGAATACTGCGCTGAGCAGATGAACGTGAGTATATCCACGGCGAAACGATTAAGCCGGAGGGTGAACAATAAAATAATTAAAGTGTGCTGATACTTTTTGGATACTAATTAGAGCCAGAAACGACCTGTTTCCGGTTCTTTTTTTATGTAAAAATATAATCAGAAAGGCGGTGTATAAGATGGCATTATATAACAATCCTTATCAATATAGTTTTGGCGTTCCTGGGCAGATGAACCAGTTTCAGCAACAGCCTGTCCAGATGCCGGCTCAATCAGTACAGCAACCACAGCAAAATAATAGCGGTATCCTGTGGGTATCCGGCGAAGTCGGCGCAAAATCCTATCTGGTAGCACCTGGGACAAGTGTTTTGCTAATGGATTCAGAATCAGAGAAATTTTATATAAAATCCACAGATGTATCCGGTATGCCACAGCCACTGCGGACATTTGAATACCACGAGGTGGGCTCTCAGATGCCGCCTAAACAGCCTGTTCAGAACATGGACAGTAAATATGTTACTCGACAGGAATACGATGATTTGAAAGGCAAATACGAAGCTATTATAAACCGATTAAATTCATTTTCTGAACCTGTTAGGGCTAATACCGTACAGGAATCAGCAGTCAAGGGAGGAAACGCAGATGAGTAATCCATTATTTAACGCCCTCGGTGGCGGGATGCCGCAGGGAAATGGACCAATGCAGATGATACAGCAGTTCATGCAGTTCAAACAGAATTTTAAGGGAGATCCGAAAGCAGAAGTTGAGAAAATGTTACAGTCTGGGAAGATTTCTCAGCAGCAACTTAATCAGGTCCAACAGATGGCAGGGCAGTTTCAACACATGTTGAAAGGAATGAAATAGTACATTACAATCTGGCCAGATTGATGTAAATACAATAAAGGAGATTATATTATGGATGGAAATTATAGCTTAGCAGATATTGCCGCTGCTACTGGAAATGGTAGAAATAATGACGGCATGTTTGGTGGAGATGGTAGCTGGTGGATTATTGTTTTATTCATTTTTGCTTTCTTCGGATGGGGAAACAACGGCTGGGGAAATAATGGAAACGGCGGCGGATATGCAGCCACGGCAGCTACTCAGGCGGATATTCAGAGAGGATTCGACAATTCTGCAGTGATCAGCAAGCTTGACGGAATCAATAGCGGCCTGTGCGATGGCTTCTATGCCATGAATAATGGTATGCTTACCGGATTCAATGGAATCAACACCAACATCATGCAGACTGGTTTCGGCATCCAGCAGGCTATTAATGCCGATACTGTAGCTAATATGCAGAACGCAAACGCATTACAGTCTCAGCTTGCAAATTGCTGCTGTGAAACCAGAGAAGCTATCCAGGGTGTGAACTACAACATGGCACAGAACACCTGTGCATTACAGAACACCATGAACAGTAACACAAGAGACATTATTGACAGCCAGAACGCTGGAACAAGAGCCATTCTTGATTATCTTTGCAATGAAAAGATTTCTAACCTGCAGGCTGAAAACAATGACCTCAGACGTGCCGCTTCTCAGGATCGCCAGAGCGCATTGCTTACAACTGCAATGGCTTCTCAGACACAGCAGCTCATTAACGCAATTAATCCGGCACCGATCCCGGCATATCAGGTTCCTAACCCGAACACATATTACGGATGCGGATGCAACGCTGGATGCAATTGCTGATAACTTCATATCGAGAGTATCTTTCGATTGATTTCGGATGTCGGCTTATGCCGTATTACACAGAGGGGCAGGCTGAGACCTGTCCTTTTGTGATATGAAAGGAGTATTTTTATGGCAGAATTTACAAATGTAGCTGCTCAGACTGTAGCAGCAAATGGAAACGTAGTATTTTCAAGCACAGCAGTTAAAGGTTCTAACTGTATTCAGCACAGAGAGGGAAGTGGAATTATTACGCTGAGAGGACTGACTAATCAGTGCAAAGCGAGATTCTTCGTGGATTTTTCTGGCAATATCGCAATTCCAACAGGCGGTACTGTCGGAGCTATTTCTCTGGCTATTGCAATCTCTGGTGAGCCGGTTCTTTCTTCACAGATGATTTCCACACCGGCAGCAGTAGACCAGTATAATAATGTGTCCTCTGGCATTTATATTGATGTACCTCGTGGATGTTGCGTTAACATCGCAGTAGAGAATACAAGCAATCAGGCTGTTTCTGTTGCAAATGCAAACATTGTTGTGACCAGAGAAGCGTAGGAGGTGTGATTATGAGAGATATTAAAGACTTATGCGCAAGAATCGAAGATGAACTTTCCAAAATCGCTGATAATGGACTGACCACCGGAAATCTGGAAATGACATACAAACTGATTGATATGTACAAAGATATCAAGAACACTCAGTACTGGGATAAGAAAGTAGAGTACTACAACACTGTCCTTGATGAAATGCGTGGCGGATACAATGACGATTACAGCGAGCGGGGAAGAAAGCGGGACAGCATGGGGAGATACAGCGCAAATGATGGCAGAATGATGCCGGATTACGACAGGGGCAATTCTTATGCCAGACGTGGTGAACATTATGTCAGAGGGCATTACAGTCGCTCTGATGGGCGAGATGCTTACGATGACTACATGACGCAGAAGCAAAGCTATCGTTCCGGCAAGTCTGAAGACTGCAAGAGGAAGATGCTTGCCGCTCTGGAAGAACATCTGGACGAACTTACAACAGAAATGAGCGATATGTCCAAGGACGCAGAGTGCCGGGAAGAACGTGATCTTGTCAAGAGATACGTGGAAAAACTTCGCGATATGCTCTAAAAACGCAAAAAGTGGTAGAGAGGTAGTTAAAAGAAATCTGTTATAATGTAATTGTGCAGCAGGAAGCACAAGTAAAACGGTTGTTTTGACATTTTCGTTTTAATCCTCCTTTCTTTAATTTTTGTAGCTGGTGCGCACGCTTTAACGGAAAGTTAAGCAGGTTCGAGTCCTGCCGTGCGTATTTGTCATCTGGCACGCAAGATGGCTCACCTCCTTGATTAAGGTTTTTGTTATTCATACTTTTCTTTTAAAAAAGAAATAAATATCCGAAACAACTCGTGGTAGGCATAACACGTTAAATACCTTGCTAACCCGGGAATCCGGGTTATGTGGAATGTAGCTCAGTAGGAAGAGCGGAGATGCTGAATTCTTGACGTCAGAGGTTCAAGTCCTCTCATTCCATTACCCTGCCAGTGGTCTAACTGGCTTAATCCATTTACCTGCGGCGGCAGGTCAATAAACACGACCAGGAGGATGTTATGCAGAAACTTATTGACACATTAAAATCATTTGGAATCGAAATCCCGGAAGATAAACAGGCAGATGTGAAGAAAGCACTCTCTGAGCATTACAAAAATGCTAAGGAAGTAGCAAAAACCCTGTCGAAAGTCGAGGGTGAACGTGATGACTGGAAAGAACGTGCTGAAGCAGCAGAAGAGACCCTGAAAGGTTTTGACGGTATCGACCCGGCAAATGTTAAAACCGAGTTAGAGACTTGGAAACAGAAAGCGGCAGATGCAGAGAAAGAATTCAACGCAAAAATCTATGACCGTGATTTCTCAGATGCACTTAAAACAGCACTCGATGATGTTAAATTTTCCAGTGAGGCTGCAAAGAAATCAGTCATGGCAGACATCAAAGAAGCTGGATTAAAACTGAAAGATGGTAAAATCCTTGGACTGAATGATCTGATTGAGCAGATGAAACAGTCTGACGCATCTGCTTTTGTAGATGAATCTCAGCAACAGGCTCAGCAGAATCAGGCAAGATTCACTACTCATGTTGGACAGCAGCAGACACCGGGAAACATGACGAAGAAAGATATTGAAGCAATTAAAGACCCGTCTGAGAGACAGGCTGCAATTGCTCAGAATATCCAGTTATTCCAGTGATTTTTTTCACCGACTATACACCAGAGTATAGCCGCTAACCCAATACCTTAATAGTTATGGGTAGAAAGGATTTTTTTATATGGCAGCAAAAGCTAATCTTATTATGACTAATGATATTCAGGTAAAGGCACGTGAGATTGACTTTGTTACCAGATTCGAAAGAAACTGGGAACACTTACGTGAAATCCTTGGTATCATGCGTCCAATCAAAAAGACGCCCGGAGCGGTTCTTAAATCAAAATATGCAGAGGGTACATTGCAGAACGGAAATGTTGGTGAAGGTGAGGAAATCCCTTACAGCAAATTCGTTGTAAAAGAAAAACCCTATGCAGAAATGACTATCGAGAAATACGCAAAGGCTGTATCTATCGAAGCAATCAAAGATCATGGTTACGAGAACGCTGTTCAGATGACCGATGATGAATTCCTCTTCCAGCTTCAGACCAATGTTACCGAAAGATTTTACAATTATTTGAAAACCGGTACCCTCACATTTACAGAGATTACTTTCCAGATGGCTCTGGCAATGGCCAAGGGTCGTGTAGAAAACAAATTCAAGCAGATGCACAGAAATGTGACTGGCGTCGTTGGATTTGTGAACATTCTGGACGTGTACGAGTATATCGGAGCAGCTGAGATTTCTATTCAGAACCAGTTCGGCTTCCAGTATGTGAAAAACTTCCTGGGATTCAACACAATCTTCCTGTTATCTGACAGCGAGATTCCGAGAGGAACAGTAATCGCCACACCCGTTGAGAACATCGTTCTTTACTACGTGGATCCGAACGAATCTGATTTTGCAAGAGCAGGTCTTGTATATACTGTATCCGGCGAAACAAATCTGATCGGATTCCATACACAGGGCAATTACCACACAGCAGTGTCTGAATCATTCGCAATCATGGGACTTACCCTCTTTGCAGAATATATTGACGCTGTTGCTGTCGGAACTATCAACGCAACTCAGACACTTGGAACTCTGACTGTAAACTCCACAGCAGGAAGTAAGAGCGGAGATACAAAAGTGACTGTTACTCCGGCAAAAGTAAGCGCAGGAAATGTGTACAAGTACAAAGTTGCATCATCTGAGACTTCCGTAGACTACGGACAGAATGTGAAGAACTGGAGCGCGTGGGATGGCGAATCTGACATTACCGCAACAACAGGACAGGTAATCACAGTGGTTGAGTGCGACAGTACCTATAAAGCACTGAGCGCCGGACATGCGACTGTAACAGCAAAATGATGATCGTGAGAGGTAGCTGGCATGGCTTATGCAGATTATGATTTTTATACAACTTCATACTTCGGTTCGGTCGTGCTGGAAACCGACTTTCCACGACTGGCAGAAAGAGCCAGTGATTTCGTGGACACAATGACATTTGACAGACTGGTGGATGGACTGCCGACAAATGAACGCACACAGAAGCGTATCAAAAAGGCGGTCTGTTCATTGGCTGAATTAATGTATCAGATTGAGCTTGCTGAGAAGAATGCTACCAATGCCGCCGCTAGTGGAGCATCAACCACAATCGCGTCCGGTGGTAGCACGACAGGCATTGTGACATCTGTAAGTTCCGGCAATGAATCCATCTCTTACGCCACACCACAGCAGATTGGAGCGAGTGCAAAGGAATGGAGTGCGGTGTATGCCGCCGCTGGGGACGTACAGAAAACGAACGACTTACTTCTTAAGACAGCGTTACCGCTTCTGATGGGAGTAAGGACGGATGATGGCATACCAGTATTGTATGCAGGAGTGTAATTGAGATGAATAAAGTAATGTGTTTTTTTTGACTGGCGGGCATAAATTTAAAAGTCCTGCTGAATCAAAATGCAATGACAAAGAAAAGACTTGCACCATTACGGAAACTTGCTGTAAATGCGGAAAACAGTTTTCATTTACAGGTACATACAAACAGTTTGGTATTCCAGATGTGAGGTAAAAATGATGAAAAAGTTATTTATTTCTCAGCCCATGAGGGGCAAGACAGATGAGGAAATTCTCGCGGTAAGAGAAAAGGCAATCAAAAGTGCAGAAAGACAGGTTGGTGAACCGGTAGAAGTTATTGATTCATTCTTTCAGTCGGCACCGGTAGATGCAAAGCCGCTCTGGTATCTAGGCGAATCTCTTAAACTTCTGGCAGAAGCTGACGTGGCATATTTCGCCAAAGGCTGGGACGAAGCCAGAGGGTGCAAGATTGAGAACACCTGTGCCATTGAATATGGCATTGAGACCATTATTGAGGACTACAGAAAGGACTAAGCTATGGACATTTCAACATTAGGCTCATGTATCGCAATTGTTATGATTTGCTACATCGTAGGAATGGGCTGTAAAGCATCAAAAAGAATCTCTGATGAATGGATTCCAGTAATCATGGCGGTTATTGGTGGGATTCTTGGAGCAGTCGGAATGGGAATCATCCCGGACTTCCCGGCAACGGATTATATCACGGCGGTTGCAGTTGGTATGTTTAATGGATTGTCGGCTACCGGTGTGAATCAGATTATCAAGCAGACAGTGCAGAAAGAATAATTAAGGAGAGGGTATCATGTATTCGTCTAAAATTACACTTTTCAACTATTACGAAAGTGCCACAACTGGAGATGCGTACTGGTATCCTCATGTTTTATCCGGCGTTGACCTCATTACAGACAAAGGAGCAATCCTTAAAAAGTACGGACCAGACGCAACTGACAACGCACAGTTACACATCCGCTATACCGTCCAGAACGGCGATATAACCATTACTGATAAAGACGGCAAGATTCTTCCATGGGTGCCACCTAAAGAGTGGAAAAGACAGATTAACAACGCTCTGGAAGACACTATCACATTCTCAGATGAATCGTTCTTCTGGGAGGGTGAGTGGACTGGCGGAATAGTAACCGATGGCGATTACCGAAATGGATTCTATCAGTACATGAATCAAAATAAAGACAATGTATTCAAAATCACAAGCGTGGGTGGACCGTACAGCCTGATTCCACACTTTGAAATTCTTGGTAAATAGCATGAGCAGAACAAAGCATTTTAAAGGTTTTTCTATCGTTGATGGAGACATGAAAGTTAATCTGAATATGAGTCGTTTTTCAAGGCAGTACCAGGAAGCACAGTATCTCCTTGACGGAATGGTTATGGACAGCATGGTTCCATTCATGCCAATGATTACATCAAACTTTATTAACCGTACAAGAGCAGAAAGTACATCTTTACAAGGCAGTGGAAAAGTATGCGCGGCGGCGGCTCCTTACGGGCGTTTTCTGTACGAAGGAAAAGGAATGGTTGATGAAGCAACTGGAAGTCCCTACGCAAGACGTGGAGCAAAGAAAGTCCTCGTCAGCCAGTTCTCTGGACAGACAGCAGCTAAGGAAAACCTTGAGTATACTAAACAGGCGCACCCACGGGCACAAGCAAAGTGGTTCGATGCCGCTAAACGACAATATGGCAGTACGTGGATTCGAAAGGTAAAAGCACAGGCAGGAGGTGGCAGACATGGCAGATAAGCCTATCGGAAAAGATGCAACTGGATATGAGATTCTGACAGACGCTATGAAAGCACTTCTGAACCAGTATCCAGGGCTATACGAAAATGAAACAATCAAATTTGAGGAACTCGGCAAAGATTCCGGAATTGCGTTCTCAGCAGACAACGGGGCGTTGGTCTATTCAGAAAAAGAAGATGTTTGTGGAACAATGCATCAGGTATGCCAGTACCCATTCTATGTGGTTTACCGCACAGCATCTGACAAAGAAAGGCAGAAGTTATCTGTTCAGAAGTTTCTGGACAGTCTCGGTAAATGGATATGTCGAGAACCAGTTATTATAAATGACTCTGAGACACGCTTAAATGCTTTTCCAGAACTTTCACAGGGGCGAGTGATAAAACGTATCACCCGTGACAACTCCTATGGTTTAGAGCCACAGGAGAGTGGCGTACAGGACTGGTTATTGCCATTATCGGTACGCTATGAAAATACTTATGAAGTAATATAACGTAACAACCGGCTATCAATTAGAGATAGTCACTAACCTACACAGCCTTTTAAAAATTATAGGCAGAAAGGACATTTCTATGGCAGTTACAGGCAAAATTGACCGTAAATACATGGCTCATTATATTGATGCAGGTTCCCTCTGCGGAGGACTGACACCAAAATATGAGCGTCTTGGAAAGGACCTGGAAGAGTACAACATCGAGCTCAACCCGGATACCGAAACATCTAAAAATATTCTTGGAGAATCCACATTTAAACATAACGGCTACGAAGTTTCTTCCGACGCTGATCCGTTTTATGCAGACACTACTTCTGATCTGTTTGCAGCATTGCAGAAGATCGTAGACGGACGCCTCAAAGACGATAACCTCAAGACAAAAGCAGTTGAAGTCCATCTCTGGACAGAAGCCACAGCGGGCAAGTATGAAGCGTATCAGCAGGATTGCTACGTTGTGCCGACATCCTACGGTGGTGACACATCTGGTTATCAGATTCCGTTCACAGTTAATTACGTTGGAGAACGTGTCAAAGGTAAATTTGATATTACTTCCGGCTCATTCACAGCTGACAGCGAATAATTTTTAGGAGGGTATAGAAAATGGCAAAAACAATTAACACAAACATTGATGATGGATTTCTTCTTTTCACATTCACAAACAAGCAGGGCGAAGTGTTCTCCTCATTCAAACTGAACCCTACTGATATTAACGTTGCAGCAAGAGCGGAAGAACTGGAAACTTTCTTTGAACAGGCTCAGGAATCTGTTAAAAAGGTTTCCTCTGGTAAAGAGATGGCGGAGATCAATAAGCAGATTGAGGATAAAATCAATTATATGCTCGGATACGAAGCGTCTAAGGATTTGTTCAAAGAACCAATTACCGCAACAACTGTGTTTGGAAATGGTCAGGTGTTCGCTTATATTGTTCTGGACAAAATCAATGAAGCACTTACACCGGAAATTGAAAAAAGAAAGAAAAAAATGCAGGAAGTGGTCAATAGGTACACGGAGAAGTATACAAAATGACCGCCTATGAACTTCCCACCTCACTAAAAATCGGTGAGGTGGATTTTTCTATCAGAACGGATTTTCGAGCAATTATGGATATTCTAATTGCCATGAATGACCCGGAATTAGACGAGCAGGCGAAAGCAGTTGTTATGTTACAAATTCTGTTTGAGGACTGGCAAAGCATACCGGCTGAGCGTCTGGATGAAGCTTGTCAGAAAGCATGTGAATTTATTGACTGTGGACAGGCTGATGATAGTCCGAATAAGCCTAAACCCCGTTTGATGGACTGGGAACAGGACGGAGACATGATTGTACCAGCGGTAAACAAGGTTGCTGGTAAAGAAATCAGATCAGTACCTTATATGCACTGGTGGACGTTCTTCGGGTACTTCATGGAATCTGGCGAATGTCTTTTTAATACCGTAGTTGGAATTCGTTCAAAAAAGGTAAAGGGCGAAAAGCTCGATAAATGGGAGAAGAAATTCTATCAGGAAAACAAGAATCTTATTGATATAAAAACGCGTCTCTCTGAAGAGGAACAGGCTTATAAAGATAAGCTTAACGAGATGCTTAACCTCAAATAGTTAGGAGGTGGACACATGGCTGCTGATGGCTCAGTCATTATTGATACCAGAATGGACACGTCTGGCGTACAGAACGGCGTGTCAGCAATCAAACAGTCATTTAATGGACTTGGCAGTGTAGTAAAAAAAATAGGCATACTGATTGGCGGAGCATTCGCAATTGGGAAATTGACCCAGTTTGGAAAAGAGTGTGTAGAACTTGGCTCCAATCTGACAGAAGTACAGAACGTGGTCGATGTTACGTTCACAACCATGTCGGACAAGGTAAACGAATTTGCAAAAAACGCTATGACCTCTGCCGGACTATCGGAGACTATGGCAAAGCGGTATGTTGGTACGTTCGGAGCAATGTCTAAGTCGTTCGGATTCTCAGAAGCGCAGGCTTACGACATGTCAACGGCTCTAACACAGCTGACTGGTGATGTGGCATCATTCTATAACATCAGTCAGGATTTGGCTTATATCAAGCTGAAATCAGTGTTTACCGGCGAAACAGAAACGTTGAAAGATCTCGGCGTGGTAATGACCCAGTCGGCACTTGACCAGTACGCACTTGCAAACGGCTATGGCAAAACCACATCCGCCATGACCGAACAAGAGAAAGTGGCTCTTCGTCTGGCTTTTGTACAGAAACAGTTGTCTGCCGCATCTGGTGACTTTATTCGTACTTCTGGCAGCTGGGCGAACCAGGTGCGAGTGATGCAGTTACAGCTGCAATCTCTCAAAGCAACAGTCGGACAGGGATTAATCAACCTCTTTACTCCTGTTCTGAAAGTTATCAATATCTTACTCGGTAAGTTAGCAACTCTGGCAAATGCCTTCAAGTCATTTACGGAATTGATTACCGGAAAGAAGTCTTCTGGACAAACAGGCGCGAGTGGTGCAGGTCTTGCCGGGACGGATGCAATAGCCGACACAGCCGATCAATACGGAGAAGCTGCCGATAATGCTGAAAAGCTGGCAGGCGCAACAAATGATACAGCGGACGCAACCAAGAAAGCTACTAAAGCGGCAAAGGGATACCTTAGTCCTTTGGATGAAATAAATAATTACTCAACGGATAAAAGTGCGGATTCATCGCCAAAAGTACCGGGCGCAACCGGCGGACTTCCAGATCAGATGAAAGATGCTGTACAAAATGTTGATTATGGAAAGGTTGCAGAAGGCGAGACAGTTCTTGATAAAATTAGTGATTCGGCAAAGAAACTTGCAAATTTGTTCAAAAAACTTTGGAAGCCTTTTCAGGACGCATGGAAAAAAGAGGGCAAGAACACCATTGACGCAGCAAACATTGCTTTGTCGGGAATTGCGAAGCTTGCCAAGAGTGTAGGCAGGAGTCTCATGGAAGTCTGGACAAACGGTACAGGTACGACAATGCTTACAACCATGCTAAGGATTGCTCAGAACGTGCTTAAAACTATTGGGAATATTGCATCTGGTTTTGCCGATGCGTGGAATAAGAACAATGTCGGAACGCAGATTATACAGAACATCGCAGATGCTCTTGTGGTGGTTATGCAGTTCATTGAGAGAATTGCCGCAGATACGGCAACGTGGGCGGCAAACTTAGATTTCTATCCGCTGTTAGAATCTATCAGTAATCTGACAAGTGCATTTGCACCAATTCTGGAATCCATTGGAAATGTTCTTGAATGGATTTACAATAACATCGTTCTTCCGATGTTGAAATGGGTTATTGAGGTAGGACTTCCGACAGTGATTAATTTAGTCGCAAAAGTAGCAACTTTTCTTGCTGATCATCAGTCGATTGTTGAAGCGTTCGGCGCAGCCCTAATCGGAGCGTTCGCGGCAGCAAAGATTGCAGAATTAGCATCGGGAGTTATTAAAAGTGCATCTGGAATAGCTACAGCTGTAAAAGGACTTATCGCGTTAATGACTGGCACTGGCGGGATCATGGGTGGAATCAAGGCCATTGCGACAGCAATCGGTACTGGCGGGATTTTCGCGATCGCAGTCGGTGCTGCTATAGCAATCGGAGTTTTGCTGTACAAAAACTGGGATGAAATACGCGCGGCAGCAACAAAATTAAAAGACTGGGTTGTTGAAAAGACTCGTGAATTGTCAGAATCAGCAACACGTACATTAAGCAATTTGAAAGAAAAGATAGCTAATGTTTGGAATATCATTAAAACATCAACATCTACTACTTGGAACGCAATTAAAAAGACCCTTTCTGGTCTTTGGAATTCTCTTAAATCCACAGCCAGCACAGTGTTTAATGCAATTAAAACAAAAGTTGTGAGCGTGTGGGATAACGTAAAGAATAAAACATCCCAAGTATGGGAAAGCGTAACTACATTTGTTTCCAATAAAGTAGAAGCGATAAAAAATGCTATCACTAATAAGTTTAACGCCGCCAGAGATGCAGTCAGATCTGCATTTGAAGGCATTGTAAATTTTATTAAAGCTCCGATTAATCAGGCAATCAGCATCGTCAATAATGCAGTTGGGATGATTAATAATGCAATTGGTGGAATTGAATCTGCCTTCTCTTTCGGGCCTTGGACCGTTCCAACACCGTTTGGTTCAAAGACTATCGGATTTCATGCAACATTTCCACGTATCGGAACTATCCCATATCTGGCCAGTGGTGCAGTTATTCCACCAAGGTCAGAATTCCTCGCAGTACTAGGTGATCAGAAAAAAGGTAATAACCTGGAAGCACCGGAAAGCCTGTTGCGCCAGATCGTCCGGGAAGAATCAGGGAAAGGACAGAGAGACGGAAATACCTATAATGTTACAGTTAATGCATCCGGCAGAAAACTATTAGACATTATCATTGACGAAGCGGAACTTAGGAGACGCAGAAACGGCGGTCAGAATCCATTCTTGTTAGGAGGTGTGTAAATGGCACAGGAACAGTTTAAGATTGATGGGGTCACTATAAAGGCCCCTGACACATACAAGCCAGTGTTCGCAACTACATCCACAGAAAGTTCCAAAAGGAGTCAGGATTTAGTTATGCACAACACGCCAATGGGAACCATTGCCGGATATGACATGGAATGGGGTGAGCTTAAATGGGGAGAGATTGCAACGATTCTCAACTCTATGATTAATAAAAGCCAGTTCACTTTTCATCATAAAGACCCTCGGACACCTGGCGAATGGATTGACAAAACGTTCTATGCATCTAATTTCAATATGGCAGCACAAACGCTCAAAGACAATGAAGAACGATGGACAGGATTAACTATTAATGTAAGGAGCATTCGACCGGTATGATTAATGTTACAAATCAGTTAAAAACAGAATCTCTCTTAAATAGTAACTATTATGTTACGGCAAATGCAGTGCTGCGTGATGGGACAACTTTAAAACTGGAAAAAGAAGATTTCTACCTTGATGGAAACGGCATTGTAGATTCTTCTGATTCCGGGGACTTCCCTGTTGGTGTAGCAATTGAGAAAACGGCTACTTTAGCATTGGTTAATGATGATGACAGATTTACAGGATATAATTTTGCCGGAGCACAGTTCACTCTATTTTTAAATTTGCAGCTGTCTGATAGATTGGAGACTATTCGCCGCGGCACATTCATCGTATCAAAAAAACCCGCCACGTCCGATGAGATCAATCTTACTTTACTGGATTATATGAGCAAGGCAGAGACAGATTACAACACAAATCTTACTTTTCCATGCTCTGCCAGAGAGGTTTTAGAAGATGCCTGTCAGCAGACCGGGATTGTGTTAGGTGACGCAACATTTAAAAACGCAGACTATCAGGTACAGAAGAAGCCCGAGAACACCACTTTCAGAGCAGTAATCGGTATGGTTGCAGCTTTGGCAGGTGGTAACGCTCGCATTGACGAGAATGATAATTTGCGAATTATCACTTTTGACGATAATACGGATACTATTACATTAGAAACAGTTCCATGGTACGACATTAATGGAAACACTATCCTTGACATCGATAGTAACGAGATCGAGACAATTCTCGAGCGAAAAGGATTTAAGCCAAATTTTATCAATAACCTTACCTATGATGTTGACGATGTAGTTGTTACTGGGGTCAAGTATACAGATAATGAGACGGAATACAAGTACGGTACAGACGGATATGTCATCACGATTGACAACAAGCTTCTGAGTGACAATGAACAGACGGGTGTTGACCTGATCGGAAAAGAACTTGTTGGTATGAGATTAAGACCATTCTCTTGTGACAGCATAGCAATAGGATACGCCACATTTGGAGATAGAATTACATTTTCCGACATTAAAGGCAATATTTACTATTCATATCTGACAGATGTAGACTTCGCATTCTCTGGCAGTACAAGCTTCTCTTGTAATGCAAAGAGCATGGAAGACATCAATGCTGACTATCCAGACAGCATGCAGGTCGAGGTCGACAACATAAAGAAAGATTCTGAGAAAAAGATTACTGCCTATGACGCAAAATTAAAGCAAATGAACGAACTGGCGGCCAACACCCTTGGATTCTACTATACGGAAGAAATTCAGGCAGACGGCTCGACGGTATCATATCGTCACGACAAGCCTACGCTTACTGATTCTAAAGTAATCTACAAGACGGGCGTTGATGGATTCTTCTTGTCAGTAGACGGAGGCCGGACTTGGAAAGCCGGATTTGACAGCAACGGTGATGCAGTGCTGAACATTCTGTATGCTATCGGCATTCAGTCTGACTGGATTAACACTAGGGGATTCACGGCAAAAGACAATGACGGAAACATTACGTTCCGCATTGATGCAGAGACAGGGGCTGTCAATCTTAATGCTACAGAACTCACGATCAAAGGAAAAACGCCTGAAAATGTCGCAAATGCCGAGGTTGAGAAATTTATTACAGAAGTGTATTCTCCACAGATTAAGGTTCTTCAGGAGCAGATTGACGGGCAGATAGAAGCATTCTTTGGAGACTATGTTCCTGATGGTAACAATGAACCGGCATCCACTTGGGCAGATGATACAACCAAAGAGAAACACTTAGGTGACCTGTTTTATATTGTAAACAACGAAGAATATGGCGGGCAGGCTTACAGGTATGCAAAGATTAATGGCGAATACAAGTGGGATTATGTAAAAGACACTGCGGTGGTCAAAGCTCTGGCTGATGCAGCACAGGCACAAAACACGGCAAATGCAAAGAAGAGAATTTTCGGAGCAGAGCCGGTGCCGCCTTACGATATTGACGATTTATGGGTTCAGGGAAAGACAGGGGACATTCTTAAGTGTCAAAAGGCAAAGGCAGAGGGCGCAAGCTATGACGCCGATGACTGGGTGAGAGCATCTAAGTATACAGATGATTCAGCAGTTACAGCCTTTATCAAGGGCGTTTTTGCCGATACGATTGAAAGCCTCCAAGAGCAACTTGATGGTAAGATTCAGACCTGGAGCCAGGATACAGACCCGGCGCTTGAATGGACAGAAACAGAAGAGATTCCGTGGACAGATGTTGATGGCAATTCCATTCTGGACGTAGGCGGAAATGAGATTTTAATTGTTTGGGAAAAAGGTAAATATATCCACAAAGGAGACCTTTGGCAGAATACTGCAAATAACACGCGTTGGCGTTGGGATGGAAATAAATGGGTAGAACAGGAAGTACCAGACTATCTGTTTGATAAGATTGATGGAAAAGCGGCAGTTTATTTTGAACAGCCTAAGCCACCATACAACATGGGAGATTTCTGGGTCACATCAAAAGCAGACGGCGAAGCTTCTATTAAAACAGCGGTTAGAAGTCGGTCGGATGGTGCATTTACCGATACTGACTGGATTGATTTCAAATATGTGGACAAAACCGATATTGATAATGCAGTCAAAGAGTATGACACAAGTCTTGGACAGGATGAAGTATTTAATAAGCTTACTAATGGCGGTGAAGAGCAAGGCATATATATCAAGGACAAGAAGCTGTATATTAATGCAAATTATATCCTTGCTGGTGTCCTTGCAGGAAAATTTATAAACGCTAAAGGTATTAAGGTTATTGACAGCGATAACCAAATCACGCTCCATATTGATGACAATGGAAAGGTACACATTGCCGCGACAGAGTTTTCGTTAAAAGGAAAAGCTGTATCCGAAATAGCAAAAGATACAGCGTCTAATACCGCGACTGAAATCGCGACAAAATACGCTACATTGAGCGTACTGCTATCAAATGAATTCCAAGGAATTCCAACAGATTCATCTGGCAAATATACTACATTTCCGACATGCAAAACTACGGTAACTGTACTGTATGGTGCTGAGAACGTGACCGCACAGTCAAATATTTCATTCTCTGCGGAAAACGGAATAAGTGGTTCTGCGTCAGGGGCAACGTACACGGTCTCTGGACTGTCCGTGGACAGTGGCACAATCACAGCAACTGCAACTTACAATGGGATGACCGCAAAGAAAGAATTTGTAGTTGTAAAGCAAAAGCAAGGTGATACCGGAAATGGAATCTCGAAGATTGTACAACATTATCTCGCTACGTCCAGTTCATCTGGCGTATCAACAAGTAGTTCTGGATGGACAGAAGCTGTGCAGACTCCAACACCGGACAAGCGGTACTTATGGAACTATGAGGAGACTTTCTTTACAAACGGGTCTAAGACAACAACACTTCCTCACGTGATTGGCGTATACGGAGAAAAAGGTAAAGACGGGCAGGATGGAAAAGATGCCAGTGAAATGACCCAGTTGGATATTTTTAATAAATTAACCAACAACGGGGAAACACAGGGGCTATATCTTTATAATAACAGGATATATCTGAATGCTTCGTACATTGACACTGGCGAGCTAGCGGGATGGGAAGTCGGATATAAAAAACTTTCGGCAAAAAATGGCACGTATGGAGAAGTAACGCTAGACGCTTCAGCTGGGGAAATCTATTCAAAGACGGATACAGGAGTATATGTGCCGGGGTACGGGACGTTATATGGAACACGAATTAGGGGAATTGATCTTTACACAGGAACCGTGCATGCGGGATCAATCTCGGTTAATGCCAGTGTTTCGGCGGCCAGTGTTTCGGCTGGTGTTATTAGCACAACAAAGACCATTGAAGCGGACGGAATTATTAAATCTAATAGTCATATCGAAGCAAGAAATAACGGCCATTTTTACAGCGAAGGTACTGGCACAGATTTAGCTGATGCATCTATTCGAGGAGATTTAATCGTAGCCGGAGTAAGTCGCCTAAATAAAAGCGTGCAAATGAAAAACATTGGTACTGGATCAGGTACTGATTTAGTATTAACCTCATTATCAATGACAGGCGGCGGTTTTGTATTTAAAAAGGCTTCTTCATCAAAACGATACAAAAAACATTTGTCTTTCATGGAAGAATCAGATGTAAAAAATCTTTATGATTTACGACCAGTATTCTTCGAATACAAAGAAGGCTATTTGATGGAAAACGACCCTGATAATAAGCGCAAGATACCCGGATTTTACGCAGAACTTGTGGAAAAGTATTTTCCTGATGCTGTCAAATACAATGAAAAAGGACAAGTTGAGGACTGGGATCCAAAAAAACTCCTTCCGGCAGTGTTCGAGTTGGTACGACTACAGAAACAGCAGCTAGATTCACAGCAGGAAACTATTAATAATCTTATTGGAAGAATTGAAAAATTAGAAAAGGAGATTTAAGGTATGCCAAAGTGGACAGATTATACTACAAAAACTACAGTAGCTGATAATGATGAGATTATGACACTTGATACGGCAGGAAAGGCAAATAAACGCCTTTCACTGTCTACTCTTTCAGACTGGGTACTTGGAAAAATTGCCGACAAAGTATTTGAGAAGCTTCAGACAAATGACAAAACAATTCTGGGAGCGATTAATGAATTAAATAGTAACACCTCAAAGCTTGCCTTGAAAGAAAACGTGACCAATATACAGGCTTTGATAAGCAAAGCTTCATCTGGCACGTACATTCTGTTCCACCTCTCTGGTGCTAGCTATGCAGGGAATGATCTTCCTATTGGTGAGAAATATAAATATGGATCTGGAATTATTTTTTACCGTAATTCAAATTCATGCAAAATCGTATTATTTCCGGAAGAAGTGAAGCCAGTCTGGAAAATGGCTAATTGGGCAGAATGGAAAGACTTCGCAAATAATATAGTCGATTAACAGTAGCTAATTCTTGGTCTTCCCATTTAATTCATTAAAAAATGGAAAACTTTCGTAAAACCTCTACCTATTTATAAGGAACAGTACAAAGGTTAATCAAGAGTCGGTCAGATACAATCATCACAAATATGTTATTTAGCATTATCCGGCAGGCAATCACCTGTCGGATTTTTAAATTGGTACAGAGATGTCTTAACGCTAAATGCTATAATCAGAATTAGGTAAGAATCTTTGCGAAAGGAGCGGACAACATGACAACTGAACAAAAAAACGTCCTGAGAAAGATTATTTATGCGGTCGAGACCGGTGGACAGGTCTATGGACAGCAGGATTATTCGGACTTCACGGAAGCTTATGAGAACAATTCGGATGAACACGCAATCACAATCGGAGCAGGAGCATGGTACGGAACCGAAGCTAAAACGCTTCTGGAACGAATTTACGATGCTAACCCGGAACAGTGGGAGAAAATAGACAAGGTCAGACTTTTGGAACAAGTCCAGACCGCAAATTGGGAATGTTTTAATATTTCCAGAGTGTCACAGCTTGCCGACACCATAGTTGCCCTTATTTCGTCCAAAATTGGTATTAAATGCCAAGATAGCCTTATGGATGAACAATTAACCACCTATGCAGAAGAAGCCTTTAAACAGGGCGTTACGGACGCTAGAGCGCAAGCCATGTGCGTGAACTTTAGGCATCAAGGCGGACAAGGGGCGGTAACACGGATTCTGGCAAAGACCCAGAAGCCATATACGCTCGATAATCTCTATGCGGCCTGCCAGACGGACACAGGGAACCAAGTCGGGGCATATAAGGACAGGCAAAGCTTTGTTTATAACGCATTAAAAACATATTTTCCAGAAAGCGAGGAAACAGGTATGAACGCAATTAATAAATTAATCCAGATCGCAAAGAATGAAACCGGATATCTTGAAAAGGCAAGCAATAGTCAGCTTGATAGTAAGACAGCAAATGCCGGAGAAAATAATTACACAAAATATTGGCGAGATATTAAGCCGGATTATCAGGGACAGCCGTGGTGCGCAGCGTTTGTTTCATGGTGCATAATGAAAGCATTTGGCTTAGACACAGCAAAGAAACTCTTAAAACATTGGCCATACGTTTACTGCCCGACAATGGCAGATTTGTTTACTCTGAACAGCAATCCAAAAGTTGGAGATATTGTTATTTTTTATCGAAATGGCACATTTACACACACCGGAATCGTAATAAAAGTGTCAGGAGATCGGTTCTGGACAGTCGAAGGAAACACTTCTGGTGGCTCTACAATTATTGCAAATGGCGGTGGTGTGTGCCAAAAAAGTTACTACAACAGCAACCTCCCGGGAACAAAATTCTGCACTCCAAACTACAATTTAGTTAAAAATACAACATCAGTTTCAGACTCAGATACAGTCAAAAAGCAGAACACAAGAGCCTACATTGCACAGATAAAAAAGGACACAAAATGTTATACAAAATCAAACAAAAATAGTCCATCTAAACTGTTTCCGAAGCTGAAAAAAGGTGCAGTTGTAGAGGTAATGAAGTACACAGAAACTGACAGTTCCGGGCTGAAATGGTACTTCGTCAGAATCCCGTACCCGAATGATGATGGGTTTGTATTTGAGTTTGTCCCGAAGGGCGTATTTACCAGAATTTCAGAAATTCATAAATAAAAGCTCCCGGGGATAGTACCCCGGGAATCATGCTTCTTATAACATATTGTATCATTTCGTTTTGTAAATCCTATTAGTTCGTTGGACACACGTTAGTCACAAACAAAAAAATCATTTCCTAATTGAATATCCTCTAAAGTACTGTATTTAAAGGACTTTCTGACATTTGCATAGTTCTAATTAATATCCTGATTGAATACAATTAGAATAATGAAAATAAAATGAGTGAATTCCTTGTAAAATCGCTTAAAATGTTGATTTTACAAGGGTTTCACGCGTTTTTATGTTCTGAATTGTGATGAATAAAATTGATAAAATAAGATTCCGTTAGTCACAGTTAGTCACAAATGGGACTTTTATTTTCTCAATCTCTGTGCGGAGTTCTTCCAATGTCCTGTGTCCATATACCGCGTTTGTAACATCTCCACCAAAAGAGTGACCCAGCATTCGCTTCCGGTCGTTCTCCCGGACGCCGTATTTTTCACATAACATAGAAAAAGTATGCCGGCAGTCATGCGGAGTGTGTTTCGGATCGCCAACAATCCCAAAACGTTCGAGTGTAGGATAGAACAGGGCATTACGGTGGTGCTGCTGAGTATATACGCATAGTTTTCCATCTTGTGTCAGCACTTTCTGTTCGACAAAATGGTATATAGCGGGATGTATCGGGACAATTCTGTTTTTACCGGCTTTTGTTTTGATACCACCTTGGAAGTATCTTTCTTCTAAGTTGGTTGTAAGTTTTAACACTTCACCGATTCTCCAGCCGGAGTAACACATAATAAGAATGAGCTGCACTTCTGGATCGTCGGTATTATTCCATAGCACTTGCATTTCCTGATCAGAAAAGGGCGTTCCATGTTCGGTGTCATTATCAGCATTGACATGGACATATAACGCCTTATTTTCCGTTACAATTTCTGAGTAAACAGCATATTTATACATCTGCTTGAACAGCGTAAGAATCGCCATAAGACTCTGACGTTTTAACGGGCAGTCATCAATTACCTTTTGCAGATCAGGCGCTTTTAAATCCTCAAAGATACGATTGTACAGAGTCGTGCAGTTCGAGTAAGCGGTCTGGTAAGCTATTTTTGAACTATAAGAAAGTTTTGAACCCTCTGGAAATTTCCATGCGTAAAACTTCTTATATACCTCTGAAAACGTCAATTTCTTGATTTCCGGGTGTTTATCCTCGACACCCTTGATTGTATTGTAGTCAGCAATCAAACGAGTAACAAGGGTATCTACGTCCGTTGTAGGTGATATCTCAAGGTCTCGCTCCATCCCTGGCTGATATGTTCCTGCCTTGTATGCGGTCAGTACAGTAAATCCTTTAATCCAGTCGTCCACATAGCAGATTGCAGGCGGTCGGACGGGTTTTCCGGTCTTTTCATCCAGTACTGCCGGAGGATGGACCGCAAATGGATTCCTACGGTTGCTGCCCAGGTACCGTATTGTTCCGAAACTGTTAGGGAGCTTCGGGTATTTCTTTCTTTTCTTCGCCATTTTTATTCCCTCTTTCTGTAGCTGTATTTAGGTATAAAAATAACAGCCGAACAAACTTTCTGACTTGCCCGACTGCTCCGAAGATGATACAATATGTTTTGCCAGAATATTACATTTCTTCGGAGATGTACAAACGCCACCTCGGTACGCCAATGCCGGGGTGGTTTTTATTTTTATTCTATTTCTTCAATATCGACTGAATATCCGAGAACTTCTCCGACAGTTGTGCATTTTCCCTTTAGTGTGACTGTATCACCTTTTGCCATTGATGCAACTTTCGAACGCTGCTCATCATTTTTAATCTGGCACTGAACGCCGATTATCGCATATTCATCGTCGGGATAGAGGGAGATATATTTTCCAGATGAATCAATGTTCCCCAGTCTACCAGTGATTTCTAAGTATTGCCCTTTGTATTTATCAGATGCTCCAAGTGCGTTATCATCAAGCTGAGACATCATATCATTGACTGATACGGCTGTGTATTCAATTGGTGTAGGTGTATCAGTTTCTTTTGCAGATTCCGTCTTTGCAGATGTGCTGGAAGAAGACGTGGTGTTTGAATCCGAATTTCCACCAACGGCACCGATAACGCCAATGGCAACAACTGCTAAAACTACCCATTTGAGTTTTCCACCTTTTTTCTTACTCATAGAATTGCTCCTCCTAATAGCTTTATTCGCCACGCTTCGCACTTTTCATGCGGATTATGTATTTTGTACCGCTGATTTTGCAATATTATGTAAAGTACGGTTATTCGTGGTATTTTTATTTTATCATTTTAAGAGCATGTTGTAAAGATTTAGAATGAAATAGAGTGATTTAGATGAAAAAGAAATGTTTTAAGTGCTTTGTACTTCTCTTGCTGATCTATAAGGTATTTAGTCTTGTACATACCCCACAAAAGATAATTTCCAATAATAATCAGAAAGATATGCAGATAGTTCATTCGTATACGGTATATCAGGACCATTCTGTCCAGAAGTGTCCACATACAGACGATAGTAGCGGAAAAGTTTGTAATCTCGCATTTTTCTTCTGTAGAAACATAATTTTCTTTGAGTTTGCAAAGTTCATGTATGAAATAACGAAAGTTCATGTATATCATTGGCAGTTGCCAAGAGTCGGAATAGGTGGTATAATAGCAAAAAAAACGAACTAATGTTCGGTTCTATTTCCCACAGCCGAACATATACTGTAGTGTAGGCGGTAGTTGCGACAGGGAGGGTTATTTATGGATTATAAGAAAGAGATTATTGAAATGATAGAAAAATGTGATAATGAGGGCAAGTTAAAATTTGTCTATACGATTCTTATCAAATATCTAAAATCAAAGAAGCAAGGGGATTAACCCTTGCTCTTTTTGTTTAACGATGAAACTATTTGTTTTATTGCTTTCTTATCTTCTTTATCGAGTGCTTTATATTCCTCGATAAAGTCTAAGACGTCAGGTTCTGACATAAGATTTCCAATTATGGTTGCATAATCGTCATCGCTTTTAGAACCCATGAGGTATGTCGGTGTTACTTCCAGAACGCCGCATAGAAGTTCGATAGTGTCCATATCTGGCTTACACTTATCTTTTTCCCAGTCACTAATTGAATTGTGTTTTGCGTTGATTTTTTCTGCGAGTTGTTTCTGAGTTAATTTCTTTGCTGTTCTGGCTTGCTTGATTTTCTCGCCAAATGTCATTATCGGTTTCCTCCTTTCATGATTAATAATAATATAGAAATTTCGAACTGTCAATAAAATAATTTCGATTTTCTCGAAATTTATTCTTGACATTCGAACATTTCGAAGTTATACTGTAATTGTTCGATAGGAACGAAACTTAAACAGAAAGGAGAATTGAAAATGTGTGTTGGTAAAAAGATTAAGTCATACCTTGAAAACAACGGCATAACACAGACATTTGTCGCCAACAGAACTGGCATTCCTGTTCAGAAACTCAATCTTTCTCTCAATGGAAATCGCAGATTAGATTTCGATGAATACGAATTAATCTGTGGGGCATTATCTGTTGGGACTGACAAGTTTCTTGAGCCGAAGATTCCAGAAAGTAAACAGACAGATTAAAACCATCTACAAAGTTCTTAACTAGAAAGGAAGTGAAAACAGTTGAGCAGATCAGCAAGGAGAAAATTCCGGTCCCTGGAAAGAAGAATTGCCAGCCTTGAATCGCAACTTCAAGACCAGCAACAAATTATTTCTTCTCAGTGTCCGAAAGTCCGCCCTGAATCACTTTTAGAACGGGCGGTTCGTGATGCTCAGTCAGGTGTTCATATTCCAGCATTCCGAATGAATCTAGGTAATCGAACATTATTTGAACAGAAGACTGAATAGATGTATTTACGGCATTTCTGATGATTTGGAATTGTTCTTTTGATATGCAAGGTTCGTCTTCCGGCAGACCTTGTAACAGGCTCTGAGCAATATTAGCGGAATTTTCCGACAGGATTCTTTCAACATCAGAGTTAATGACCGACATAAATTCATCATAAGTCATTTTTTTTAATACCTCCTTTCCAAAGGAGAGTATAACACAAAATCAAAAAACGAAACAAAGAAAGTGATTTGCGGATGACTTTGGGTTACGCAATCGCATTGAGGGATAAAGAACAAAGGAGGTGAAGAAAAATGTTAGACTGCACCGTCAGTGAAAATATTCTCGGTCAGGTTTCAGTTCAACTCGAAATGACGAGCCACGACTGGTCGAAATTAAAAATGTCCGGCGTGTGGAGTCAGGTGGAACAGATTCTAATGGAATCTGAAACACAAAGTAGCCGCTGCTTCCACCATATCCAGACAAACAAACCGGAAGAGACATGTTGTACAAGCTGTCGGAAGAAACGGTTTTTCCACCGATTTTCCGGTCTGAAGAAGCAACGATAGTTGGCAACTTATTGCATGGATATGTAATTCCGTTAATAACAATGGAGACATCTGTAATTGATATTACGGAATTTGAGAGATTGTCAAACTGGATATAAGCCAAAGCCAGTTGTTTTTCTGGGCTATATCCAAAATAAGGCAAGCTTAAATGAAGATTACGCCGTGATTGAAATAATTGCCAAGCAGTTCCAGCAGACCCTATTAACCCAAGGATAAAAGAAACATTTTCAAACGTAATGATTCCTTTAGCCGATTTTAAAATTGAAATAATTTGATTTATTTTAATCACCTCCCATCTACTGGGAGTATATCACAAGAAAAGAGGTGAGTATATGTCTGAAAAAGAAAAAAGAATCATTGAAAAGCTGAAAGACGCGATTCCTAATATGTCAGAGTTTGACAAAGGATATATTCTCGGTAAGACGGAAAGTTTTTCTGAGAATAAGCCAGATGATTCTGATAAGGCACAGAAAGAAAGTTCTTAACATGGAGGTGAAAACGGTTGAGCAAAACAGATATTCAGTATCTATTTGATTATGTAAGAGATTTACAGAAACAGGTAAATCAGTTAAAAGTGGCGATTCTTACCGGGAAAACGAATGGATTAGAGCTTCCAAATCCTATCTATCTGGAACCCGGCAAAAGAATACCACTTGGACATCTTGCAGACGATCTACTTGATACAGAATTTCAAAATTGTGGAAACGATACTTGTGATAAGAGCAATGAATGAGATCGCAGTAGTCACTTTAAAACGGTAAGTATCTTCTCTATATATTTTCATTTCAACTTCACCGTCTTGAGTGACCACATAGCCTTCATATCCACGCACAGGTTGCTTACGTAAGAATCCTTTAGATGCTAAGTATCTATACATTTCGTGATTCTCGGTATCTTGTGCAGTGGTTCCGTTATTTTTAAGAACGGACTTCATTAGCCGATATTGTTTCCCAGTTATCATTTAATCACCTCCCATCTATAGGGAGTATATCACAAGAAAGGAGACTTATGAACGAATTACAGATTTTTAATTCAGGGGAGTTCGGAGAAATTCGAACAATAGAAATTGACGGTAAACCGTACTTTGTTGGCACTGATGTTGCCAAAGCTCTTGGATATAACAATCCCAGAGATGCCGTATCAAGGCATTGCAAGGGAGTCGTGAAACGCGACACCCCTACATCTAGTGGCATTCAGTCAATGTCATACATAAATGAGGGAGATTTGTACCGCTTAATTATGAAGTCGAAACTTCCATCGGCAGAGAAATTCGAATCATGGGTTATGGATGAAGTTCTTCCGACAATCAGAAAGACAGGCTCATACCAGAAGCCACTGACGACAGTTGAACAGATACAGGTTATTGCGACAGGGTTCTTAGATCACGAAGAACGGCTTAACAGACTTGAAAACACCATGACTATTGACTATGCACAGCAGGAATCTATTAGAGACTTAGTGTCAAGTGTCGTAATTGCTCACCTTGGTGGAAAAGAGTCAAATGCTTACAAGGAAATTGGCAAGAAAGTATTTGCTGAATGCAACAGGGATATAAAGGCTTACTTCGCAGTAAATGCCCGTAATAACATCCCTAAGCTGAGATTTGAAGAAGCTATGGAATATGTTAAGAACTGGCATCCATGTACAAATACAGTAATGTGCATCAGGGACTGCAATGCTCAAATGTGTATTGAGTAGAAAGGAGCATAAATGGACGCATTACAATTTAATAAAGCCGTCAGCCAGCACTGCAAAGAATCTGGTGGAGACTGTTGCAAATGTGACCTACGGCTTTACTGTTACCTATCGCCAAGTGAGCGACCAGATGAGTTAGTGAGCCTGGTTATTGATTTTTTGTATAACCACATTGAAAACCATGATCATTATACCCATCACAGTGCGGCTTCATTTCCGTGTATTGATGATATGGACATGAGCACCGCAGTAGGCGGCGACTGTTACCAGAAACCTCATACTCTTCATAAACAGTCACATGCTTGTGAATCTTGTGGCAGTGATACAGTCGAGTGATTGTTTCAACCATATAATTCCCCTTTCGTTATACTCGGCATGTCGGTGCCTGTAAAAGCATTATAGGTAGAGGGGAAAGGAAATACAATAGGTGATAAATAATGGGAGCAAATAATTTTACGCATTTTACCGGAAAGAAATCTCCATTCAAAACTCAAAAGAGAAAGAAGAAAGCAAAGGTAAAAAAAATTCATAAAAGCAAATATGAAAGGAGCATGAAATGAGTGAAGTTGATACTTACATCAAAGAAAATGCAGAAGTTCATCAGTTCGCCGCAGAGGTTGCGAGAATCATATCGGGCATTCCACAGATGCCGGAGTTTTCAAACGAACGCCTGACAGTATCAGATGTGAGCAAAATGACAGGCATTCCTACGCCATCTGTCAGAGCAGGAATCATCTATGGATGGCTACCTATCGGCACGGCGTATCGTGGGAATAAAGTGATTCACGACAGAAAAGGTTCTGGCAGAATAGAATTTGTTATCTCTCCAAGAAAGCTCTGGGAAGAAACAGGATATATCTGGAGAGGAAAAGAAGCATTAAAGTGATAGTGCCCCGGCGGTGAAGCACCACCAACCGGAGCGTTGCACTTACTAAATCGCTCTTAGTAGGTACAGGTTAATTATAACTTCGTATCTGCTAATTGTAAATACCAAAAAAGGAGAAATTAGCACGATATGAGCAGAAATAGCACAAATAAATGTGAAAATGTTCCGACATGGGACGAACTTGAGTTCGTTCTTGCGACAGAAATTGTCGAAGAAAGTAGAAAAAAAGCAAGAAAATGGTTCACTGCATGGATTGTGACCGCAGCCGCACTGGTAGCAAGCAATCTGGCGTGGATTATGGGAGAAATGAAATGAAAGAGTATGCGCTGATTGCTGTTTGTATGCTTGCCGGGAAATATGTGGATATACCTATCTGGCTGAACATCTTTTTTGGCATCTCGGCAGCATGGGCGGTGCGCCAGATGAAAGCAGACTGGCGGTAGGAAATAAGGAGGATAAGAAGATGTTCGAGAAAGAGATTGACGAAATTTACGAACTCTGTAAAAGAGTTGCTAATGAAGTTCCGACAGCAAGTGCCACATTCAACTATTCAATTTATGGTATGAGCGTATTTGGACTCAAAAGGAAGGAAGATGCTTGCCTTCCCAAAGACAAATTTAAATGGGATTTGTACCAAAACGTATCTTTTAATTCATTTTACGAGAAAGAAAGCCGTGAAAAGCTTAATAAAATCAAAGCATTCTTGCTGGAACTTCTGATAGATGGGAAGTGTCCAAATGAGTAAACAGATAGCAATTATGAAACTTCTTCCCAGTCTGGAGATAGCAGGATGTATTAACGAATTGCTCAGAGAGCTTCAGTCCAGAGGGGATCACATATTGGATTATGAAAACTGCGATATGTCTCTTGACCATGTGGAATACCACAAATCCGAAGATATCGACGGGGAGAAGTTCGGAGACGCTTCAGATAATCTGTACTGCTTTTTTAAGGCGGTGTGAACATGGATGAGAGAATTAATGAGGTTCTGAGATTGATTGATATACAACTTGCCACAGTCCCGGATAACCCTATCGAAGAATCATACAAGGCAAGAACGTTAGCGAGCTACGTACAGGCTCTGAACGGGCTTTTAACGGCTCAGAAATCATATAAGGAGGAAAGCAATGAGTGAATTTGAAATCCGTATTCCGGCAAGGAAGAAACAGCCTGTAACCGATAAGGATAACCCAGTTGTGAAAGTATCAGCAGGTGCATACAACGCACTGGTTGAAATCTATAACGAATCAACCTTATCAATGAAAGATATTGCGAGTTTGCTGATTATTGAGAGCAGTAAGCATGTGGTTTATGACAAGGAGGAATGACAGTGAATATATATGAGAAGTTAGGTATTATTCAGTCAAAGTTGAAAGCCCCTAAAGGACAGTACAATTCCTTCGGGAAATACAAATACAGGAGCTGTGAGGATATTCTGGAGGCTGTAAAGCCACTTCTGGCAGAAACAAAGACTGTGTTAAGCGTCACAGATCGGATGGAAGTTGTTGGTGACAGAATATATGTCAGAGCAGAAGCTCATCTGAACGACTGTGAAGATACCGGCGAGATTACAACTGTTGCTTATGCAAGGGAAGAAGAGTCAAAAAAAGGCATGGATTCTTCCCAGGTTACAGGCGCAGCGTCATCTTACGCAAGAAAGTATGCACTGAATGGTTTGTTCTGCATTGATGACAACAAAGACAGTGATTCTACTAATACAGGCAGCAGCGGAAAAACAGCAGCTAAAAAGTCAGAATCAAAAGAACCTGTTGAGATGATTACTTCAGAAAATGTAATGAGCATCCAGAACATCATTGACAAATATCCGAATTCTAACTTGTTTGAACAGATTAAAACTCGTTTCAAGGTAGACGATGTGAAAGGACTCACAAAAGAAAAAGGGCAAAAATGTCTCAAAATGTTGATTGAGTACGATAAACAGCATAGTGGAAAGGAATAAAAAATGAACAAAGTTATTCTTACAGGACGATTTACAAGAGATCCAGAAGTCAGATATACAAATGATGGAACATCAATCGCAAGATTTTCCATTGCAGTCAATAGAAGATTTGTAAAAGAGGGTTCTGATCAGAAAGCGGACTTCCTTAATTGTGTTGCGTTCGGAAGGTCTGCGGAATTTATCGAAAAATATTTCACAAAAGGAATGAAAGCAGATTTATCTGGAAGAATCCAGACAGGATCCTATACGAATAAAGACGGCGTGAAGGTATATACAACAGATATTGTTGTCGAGGAAATCGAATTCGGCGAAAGCAAAGGTTCGTCACAGACACAGACAGCATCACCTACACCGAATCCAGAAGCCGACCCGGACGGCTTTATGAGCATTCCTGATGGTATCGACGAGGAGATGCCGTTTGCATGATACAAATTGACAGTAGAGAACATCAAAAAGTTATTGATGGCATTAAGAAAGCATTTGATGTAGCAGGAGAAAAATGGTTCGTGTCAAAGCTTTATGTCGGGGATTATATGAATTATGACAACCCTCGACTGGTTGTTGACCGGAAGCAAAATCTCTCTGAATTATGTGGCAATGTATGCCAGCAGCATGAAAGATTCCGTGCTGAAATTATCCGGGCAAATGAAGCAGGAATAAAACTTGTCTTCTTATGCGAACACGGGAAAGGAATCGAAAAGCTGGATGACGTTCTCTGGTGGGAGAATCCCAGGGCGAAGAAGCGGGTTAAGAAAAATGGTGTTTGGATCGAACAAGAACAGAAAGTTATGCACGGCGATACGCTGTACAAAATTCTATGCACAATGCAGAGAAAATATGGCGTTGAGTTCCTATTTTGTGACAAGAAAAATACTGGAAAACGAATAATGGAGATTCTGTCGGATGGACAAAGAAACAATTAAGCAACAGAACAGTATGAGAGATATTCTTGCCAGATACGGAATGATTCCGAACAGAGCTGGCTTTATCAGTTGCCCATTTCACCCCGATGACCGTACTGCTTCATTGAAAATTTACAAAGACAGCTACTATTGCTTCGGATGTGGCGCGTCAGGAGATATTTTTACTTTCGTTCAGAATATGGATAATTGCGATTTTAAGACAGCCTTTCAGATTCTTGGTGGAACATACCATAAACCTGATTTTTCGTCCAGAATGGCAATATATCACGCTCAGAAGCAAAAAGAAATGAGAGAGAAAGCAGAACGGAAGAAAAATGAAGAATTGCAGGAATGTTTGTCCGATATTGATTTCTACAGGTCTATTCTTGGCAGAGCAAAGCCATTATCAGATGGATGGTGCGAAGCATGGAACAAATTACAGCTTGCATTATATAAGCATGGATTCATAACAGGATTGGAAGAAGGTGATTAAAGAAAATGGAACAGATTAATAAACTCACATCGGAATCAATTCTGGAAGAAGAAGTGTTTAATGAGATATTCAAGCAAGAAGATGAAATTTACAAGGCACGTTTGACATTGACGCTTCTAGACAGGGCAAAAGCACTTGGAGTTAAAAAGAAATTTGAAGATTTACTAAAAGCTTACACCAAGGTTCAGAAACAGATAATCGAGCAAGAGAAAAGCAATAGGACGTTGTCTATGCTGGACCAGTGGACTAATTTCTCCGATTGTGAATATGACAGAATGAAATGTCTTAACTGGATAGCAGATGATGACGGAATCAGAATATCAAACACAAATCCAGGATCACCGGATATTATAGCTTGTTATCATCCTATTCTTCCAATCGAACGAATGAAGAATCTGGAGACCGGGGAAGAACAGATAAAGCTAATCTATAAGAGAAATAATAAATGGTCCGAGGTTATTGTACCAAAAACCATGGTTGCATCAGCCAGTAAAATTGTTGGTTTGTCCGCGCTTGGTATTTCAGTGACTTCTGAGAATGCGAAGTTCCTCGTACGGTATCTGTCAGACGTTGAGAATGCAAATGACGATTATATCAATATTCAATATTCATCAAGTAAAATCGGGTGGATCAGGGATTATTTTCTTCCCTATGACAAGGATATTGTGTTCGATGGAGACATGAGGTTCCGACAACTGTATGAAAGTATCAGCGTAGGTGGCAGCAGAGCAGAGTGGTATGAACATGTAAAGAGGGTTCGTGCCAGCGGAAGAATTGAGCCAAAGATTATGCTTGCTGCGAGCTTTGCAAGTATTCTAATTAAACTGGTCGGCGCTCTTCCGTTCTTTGTAGACCTCTGGGGAGAAACTGAGGGTGGTAAGACTGTGACGCTTATGTTAGGAGCTTCCGTCTGGGCGAATCCAGGTGAATCTAGGTATATAGGAGACTTTAAAACAACCGATGTAGCCCTGGAAGCAAAATCCGATATGCTCAATAATCTTCCGCTAATTCTGGATGATACTTCCAAGGTATCTGCCAAGATCAGGGATAACTTCGAGGGCATAGTGTACGACCTGTGTTCCGGCAAAGGAAAGAGTCGTTCTAACAAGGAGTTGGGTGTCAACCGAGAGAATCGCTGGCAGAACTGCATTCTGACCAATGGTGAACGACCGCTTGCAGGATATGTCAGCCAGGGCGGAGCGATTAACCGAATTATTGAGGTTGAGTGCTCTGAAAAGATATTCGATGATCCGCAGCTTACCGCAGATACGCTTAAAAAGAACTACGGGTACGCAGGAATCGATTTTGTAAATGTAGTTAAGGAAATGCCCATTGACGATATAAAAGCCATGCAGAAGCATTTTCAGAGCCTTATACAGGATGATGATAAAATGCAGAAGCAGAGTATATCAATGAGTATTATCTTGACAGCAGATAAAATCGCAACAGATCAGCTGTTCCATGATGGCCAGTACATTGACATTGAGACGGCTAAGAATCTTCTGACAGAGAAAGAAATGATATCTGAAAATGAGCGCGCTTACTGGTTCGTGCTTGATAAGATTGCCATGAACGGAATTAAATTCGATGATAACCCAGATATAAAAACGGAAAGGTGGGGAATTATCGACAATAATCCGGTAGAAAAAACGTCAACTGCAATAATCTATAGCGCAGCGTTTGATGATTTATGCAAAATCGGAAGATTCTCAAGAAAAGCATTTTTGTCATGGGCTGTTAAGAAGGGACTTGTGGAAACTGACAGCAGAGGTTATCCGACCAAAGCAAAAAAACTTGACGGAATTGTCACCAAATGTGTGTTTTTGAAAATTGTAGATGAAATTCCGAAAGGATTCGTGAATTGTAGTGATGATTTTGAAATTACGGACGATATTGTGTTTGATTAACAAACAATTCGTTCAAAAGGTAACCGGGTAACCTAGGTAACCTTTGATTCTGTATATATATATTTGAGTATTTATATGCACATATTGAGTATAAAAGTTCCCCTATATGAGAAAGTCAGGGTTACTCGGTTACTCGGTTACCTACCAGTAAAATCAATGGTTTACAGAATTTAGTACGGTTACTTTACGGTTAACAAAGGTTACTTGTATTAAAATAATATAAATATATTATATTTATAAAATAAAATTAAATAGAGCGTATACAGTATATTGTATACAATACTCAAAGGAGATGATAAAAATAAAAGTAGAAGCAAAGGATATTCCGTATATTCAAAAATTTATGACTGAATTTTGGAAAACTATAAAAGATTTCTATTCAGCCGAACTATCAGACGAATATTCCAAGCAGGCTACTGATCGTCTGATAGAACTTGGAGAGTATGCGGAAATGTGTCCTGATGATAATGATAAACAGTTTATTAAGAATTGTCTAGTTGCTTTTAATAAATTATTAGATTCTAAGCAGAGGGAAGTGAGAAAGAATGTACAACACTAAGAATAAATACGAGCAGGGACAGGCACTTAGAAAAGAAATCTACATGTATGTAATAAGCTACTTTAAACTTTTTGGATATGCACCATCGGTCAGCGAGATCTGCGAGAAAGTAGACGCAAGCAGAGCTACCATCTGGAGACATTTAAACCAGCTTATTGATGATGGGTTGCTTAAAACAGCACACCCGAGTACTGATAGAGCCTATGCTCCGACAGGATACGGGTTCGGAAAGGTGAAGAAATGAACAAAATGCGTGAATATGAACGCGGCAGGGAAGATGGTCTTGACCTTGCTAGACGAATCACCAGAGAGGGCGGTCTTGAAGCCCTCGAAAAGGAATGCAGATTCAGGGGAGTAACAGGAATACATACTTCCCTGGCAAGAAAGGACCTGGACAAAGCATCTGAGAAGATCAAACAGATTGTATCTGAATGCTGCGTGATCATGGCAATAGCTGTCCTGCATGATGAATTTGGATTCGGTCAGAAAAGATGCCAGAAGTTCATGGCAGGCATGGACAAAGCTTCGGACTATATCGACCAGGGCTTGGCTGAATGGATTGATTATGTGCAGGCTATCAAGGAAGAACTGGGAATTGAATTAAGCTTTTCAGGAGAAATGAAAAGTCATGCAGAATAACGGACAGGTAGCATTTGGCTAAATGAAAGTGAGGATGAGAAATGAAAATTATGTTAAAAGAAATCAGCAGAGACGATTTAAAGGTAGGAGATACCGTTGGAATTGCCAGGGAAGTAAGATGTGGGTGGGGAACCAGCTTCCGACACAGACGTATTTATCCGGCGACGATTGTAAAAATCACCACAAAGAGAACCAAAATCGAGACAGACCAGTTCGGAGAACATGATAAATACGAAATATTCTACGAATATGACAATAACGCCAAGAAAGAAACAGAGTTGGCAGAGAAGTTTGTGAAGATAAAAAATGCAATATATAAACTTGACCAGTTCAGGAACGTACCTGGACTGAGACATCTTAGAGATGAAGACATTCTCGAAATGGCGGATTACGCAGAAAAAATAATGGAAATTTTAGACAGTTACAGAAATGAATAACGAATCCTCGGTAAACCGAGGTTGTATCAAAATTAGAATGGTGAATTGATACATAAATAAATACAGAAATCATGGAGGACTGCACAATAGCGTGCCAGTTGCTTACATGGGGAAAGTGAGGATGGAAATGGGAAAATTAAAACCTTGTCCGTTTTGCGGAAAAGAGATAGATACAGAGAAAAATGTATACATTCCAGACAGAGACTGGGCACCGTCTTTTTACGATCCTGACAGCGGGGGAAATCCAATAGCCATTCACTGTGAATGCGGATTAACATTTTGCACAGACACATGGGATTGGAAGGAAGCTGTTGAAATATGGAATAAAAGAGTAAACAAGGAGGACGCAAAATGAAATTCAAAAGTAATGCAAAATACAACAAAGAACTTAAAACCGGAAGTATTTTCTCTTTAAAAAGCAATTCTCTGGGAATCGTTATTCACAAATATGTTGGTTGTGGAGATTCGCTGTTTCTTAATAGCAGCACACTGAACATTGACAACTACGATCTTGAAACAGAAGATTTTGACGAAGCTGTCAGTAAAGCGAAAGAAATTATCATGAGTAAAGTTAAGAAAATCAGAGAGGATGCTTACAAATTCTATTCAGACAACAATATTGAATTTGACAGATAAGAGGAGGACAAAAAATGAGCTACTGTGACGGAACTTGTAAGTATCTGAATGCAAGAAAACACAAATGCGAATTGACAGGAGAAAAACTCGCATACATGAAATACAGTAATGCTGTAATTAAGTGTTCAGTGCATGAACACAGGGGATTCTGTGAGAAAGACAAGGAGGACGCGAAATGTTAATCAGAAGTCAGAATAGAGAAGTATTGATTAATCTCAATTCTATGGCAGGCACTGAAATTGCGGAAGGACCTATAAAAACAATTATAACATCATACATAACCGGATGCAGTTATCTGCTAGGAGAATATTCGGATAAAGCAAAAGCCATGAAAGTACTGGATATGATTCAGGAAGCTTATAGTGAATATCAAATCATGTTGAATTTCAGTGTAAGTTATCTTCACGAATTTAAAGAAAAAACAGATGGATTTGCTATCTTTCAGATGCCAGAAGATTCGGAGGTGGAAGCATGAGCGATGGAATTTGTTCAGAACGAAGACGGCACATTTAGTACATATAATGATACTTATGACATTGTAATACAATGTAAATCGAAAGAGGAACAGAAGAAAGTTATTGAGCGTTTAAAATCTACTAACTGGATTCCAGTCAGTGAAAGATTGCCGGAAGAACACGATTCCATATTTGCAAAGTTTAAAGGAACAGATAACTGGAAAAGAGGAATGTTCGAAAAAACATCTAAATATGTGATTGCTACTGTTGCGTTCGATGATGGGACAGTGTTAGCAGAGCAGGCGTATACTACTGATGGAATTTGGAGAACGGATAAAAAAGTTTTAGGGGGAACAGTAGTTGCATGGATGGATTTCCCAGAACCGTATAAGGAGGACTGAACATGGAAATGTCGATTTTTGAAAAAGACGGCAAGACTTACACCAGATTCAAGGTCAGACTAAAAGAGTTTAAATCTTGGAGAGGTTTGCTGATAAAGTATGGCATTGATACTTCAGAACCGATCAAGAAAAACAGCAGATATATTTATTTCGAGAAAGAGGGTGACTGGATTAATGGGAAGATGTAAATTAGACTGCCCAGACGGCGAAACAGAGTGCTGCATCTGCTGTACTAAGCAGGAGTATTGCCAGTGCAGATGTGATGATATGGACAGTTATGAATATGCGGAGGAGTGTGAAGAATATGTAAAGGAGGAAGAAACATGATTACATTCTTGTTAGGATTCACCCTTGGAACCATATTCGGAGTGGCTGGTCTTGTATGTGTGGCGATCATGTACGATAAGCACCACTCAGACAAATAGAAAGGAGAACGGTATGCTGACAAGGAACAAAAAGCTGAAAGATTACGGTATTCCGGCAGAGGACATAGAAAAACTTAATACGATGCTGAAAGACTTCCCGGCAGAGTATGGATACCTGCTTTCCAGTGCTGCCTTGTCAGCTTGCCCGAAGAACACGGTGATAGCGGATATGGTTATCGAGAATATCCTACACCGGAAAAGCTACAGGAAAATCAGCAAAGAAAGATATATCCCGATGAACCCGAAAGACTTCTACGGATACAGACGCAAGACCGTCGCTGTACTGTATGAGAGGATGCGGTTGTTGGGAGTGTGGGAGGATGAATAAATGCGTTTAATTGATGCAGACAAAATAATTGACTCTCTTGGAAATTCGGATATGGATTTTGCAATAGGTGCAGTTATTGACGAACAGCCGACAGCTTTTGACATTGATAAGGTTGTGGAGCAGTTGGAAACAAGAAAGACAAGAGCTGCCGCATTACAGAAAAAATATACATCAGAGTATTTTGAGGGTGAAACTGATGCGTTTGAATTTGCAATCAAAATCATGGAGGAGAGTGGAGTTGAATGAGAGAAATTCTTTTCAAGGCAAAGCGGATTGATAATGGTGAATGGATTGAGGGAAGTCTCATAGATTTAGATATTGACAGCGGATATTGTTATATTGTTCCGCCGTATAAAAAAGCAAGTATATTGCCAATCAACTTTTTGATAACAGGCAGAATGGAATTGGTTGCTTCAGAAACCATCTGCCAGTTCACGGGACTTTACGACAAGAACGGTAAAAGAATCTGGGAGAATGATATTATCAAATATCATTTCGGAGAAATCTGTGCTCCAATCAAATATGGATGCTATCAAAATTGTTTTGATTCTCAGAAAACAGAACATGTCGGATTCTATGTAGATTGGTCGGATGACAAATGCCTTAGAAAAGATTTAGGGTTTTGGATTAACATGGTAGGCACTATGCAAGTTGGAAACATTTTCGACAATCCAGAGTTATTACAGGAGGAATCAAATGAGAAAATCAGTATTAGTGATTGACACACCAGAGAATTGCGGAAAATGTAAATTTATAAGCGGATTTTGGTGCAGAGCGATGGGTGACAGAAGAGTTCCAAACAATGATGCAATCCCCGGATGGTGTCCATTGAAGCCATTGCCGGAGGAGAAAAAAGAGGAATATTGGAGAAGTAAACTTAGTCTTGCATGGATTCGAGGTTGGAACACTTGTATTAGCAAAATTAAAGGAGGAAACGCAGATGATTGATTTAAGAAATACATGTATCTTGGTTAAGACAGAAGAAGAAAATGAAATGCTTCTCAAAGAAAGCTGAGAAACAGGGATTTCATTGGTATTCGAAAGGCAATTGTAAACCATTGCCAGGACAACATTTTCCAGATATTTTAAAATTTTGTAATAACAAAGATGTGGTGCACATCGCACGTATCGGAGTAGAGTGTGATGCTTTCTACGAAGCCTCAGAACTTCTCGGGACGAAAGAAATGACGGCAAGAGAGTTTATTGAGCGGATTGTAGATATATGCGGTTGTATCGGTAGTTGGCGTGAATGTTCGCAATGTGTGTTTGATGCAAATAATACTAAGTGTAAGAAGGATTTGTGTAATGTAGGTAATTGGAAAAATAATATAGACGAAATCCTTGAAATTGCGAAAGCAGGAAGAACTACAATTTTTACACCTGAAGAGAAAGAAATTAACACACTTGAGAAATTTATTAAGAATCCAGACCGCACGGTATTGAACGATGAATTTATTGAGTCTTTGAAGCTGGCAGTTGAGAAGCTGAAAGAGGTGAAGTAGATGGAGAGATTAACAAAAAGAGATTTTTCAAGAATCACATATAACGAACGCCGAAGCATTATGTGCAGTTCATATTGCGATAATTGCTCAAAAGGGACAGGAGATTGCAATACAATGAAAAAAATGATTAATAGATTGGCAGAACTTGAAGACTTAGAAGAACAGGGCTTATTTGTGAGGTTGCCAGCTAATAATAAAGAAATATATATTATCTCTTCCAGATGGACAGTCTGCTCAGAATGTGGTTCAAGATTTGATGAATACAGTTGTAGTGGCTGTGAATACGAATGTGATAGTAAAAAAGAATATTATGTGTATCCAACTTATCTTTCGTCTATAACTGTAAGCACTTATGTTGACCGATTTGGTAAAACTGTATTTCTTACCCGTGAAGAGGCTGAGAAGAAGCTGGAGGAGATGAAGAAATGAATAGCAAACCTACACCAGACATAACACCAAACCTTGCTATATCAGCATACCACGTACTACAGCAATATTGTACTGGACAGCCAGCGGATTGCAAAGGCTGCGGATTCTACGAACATTGTCCAGAATGTTTTCGAGGCATGCCATGTGACTGGAGTTTGAATGAAGAAGGTGAAATAAATGAATCTTAGAAAAGCTACACTAACCGACTATGGAGTGCCGCCGGATGATATACCGGCGCTTCAAAGTCATTTCAGACACCTTGACGAGAATGACAAGTACAATCTTCTGCAAGTGTCAATCAAATATGCGCCAGGCATAGAAACGCAGATATACGACAGCATAGTGAACTGCATAGGATACCGGACAATGGAACGATTCCGGGATATTCCAGTATCCGAAAATGATTTCTACGGATACAAGCGCAGGATCATGGCAGAATATTATCACTTGGCAAAATTGACCGGAAGATTATAAAATTGATAAAAAACTAAAAGTGGTGTAGAGGTACATAACCCCTAGTGTGGTATTATAGTATATATAACTATAACTATGCTAGGGTGTTTTAATTCAGAAAGGATATGATTGGATGTTGATAGGATGGCAAACGAGGAAAATTTAAAACCATTTACAAGCAATCAAAGCCGTGAGGAAGCCGTGAGAAACGGACAAAAAGGCGGTATTGCATCTGGATATTCTAGGCGACAAAAAAAAG